GATATTTTCCAAGCACGCCAAGTGTCTCAGAACGGGGGCAACGGTATGGATGGCATGAGCCCTAACCGTTATGCCATGGGCTACCAGCTTATAAATAGAGTACGAGGTCTCATTGCACCTTACTCTAGCCCTAACACACTGGTCGGCTGATGCCTGCTGCAATTACGACCCTTAGATCAACACTTGCAACTGATCTAACTAATACTGGTGTATGGAATACTTTTAGTTACCCACCAGCAACTTTGATTCCTAACAGCGTGGTTGTCACCGTTAGCGATCCGTATTTAGTACCATCAAACAATGACAAAACAAGCATCGCACCGCTTGCTAATTTTAAGATAATGATCTGCGTACCTGCCCTAGATAACCAGGGTAATCTTGCAGGCATAGAGGATTTTATAGTGGCAGTAGTAAACAAACTGAACGCATCATCGTTGCAGTTAAATATATCAAGTGTCTCCGCTCCAGCTATCGCTAGTGTGGCAAGTGGAGATTTATTAACGTCAGAGATAACAGTATCAATTCTAACGAGCTGGAGTTAAAATGAGTCTAACACCTGAAGATTTAGCCTTCTTGAAGAAGATAGGCCAGATCAAAGAAGCACCAACCCCTGCACCTACTAAAGAGAAAGATAAGGAGTAATCATGGCCGTATTCCTAAATAATGGAGTTTCTGTCACATTCAATTCTGTGGATTTATCATCATACGTTACATCTGTAACAGTTAATCAATCATTTGATGAACTAGAAGTAACTGCTATGGGCGATACTGCTCACAAGTTTGCTAAGGGATTAGAAGCAAGCACTATTACATTAGATTTCCTAAATGATAATGATGCAACTAAGGTAATTCCAACTTTGCGTGCTGCTTACGGTACAACTGTGCCTGTAGTAATAAAGCAAACATCATCAGCAGTATCTGCACAAAACCCTTCATATTCCACAACAGTTTTGGTCAATAACTTACAAAATGTTAATGGATCTGTAAGTGACATATCAAGCCAATCAATTACATTTACCTGCAACAGCGTAATAACTGTAGCAGTAGCATAAGGAGAACTAATGGCAAAGCTAAAGATAACAAGGGCTAACGGAGAAGTATCTGAACACAAGATTACTCCGGGTGTCGAGTACGCTTTCGAGTTAAAGTATGGCGCAGGAATTTCAAAGGTCCTACGTGATCACGAACGTCAAACCGAGATTTACTTCTTGGCTTACGAGTGCTTACGTAGGGCTAATGTGGTTGTGCCAGTCTTCGGCCTAGAGTTTATTGAAACCCTAGATACCGTTGAAGTATTGGATGAAGAAAAAAAATAACACAGCGTGATTCAATAACCTACACGATAGCCAGTCTGTCAGTAGAAACAGGAATTGCGCCCCAGGCTTTTATAGATATGGATCAAGAGATGCTTAGGGCAATAGTCCAGGTATTGTCAGATCGAGCTAAGGAGATCAAAAATGCCAGTAGAGGTCGTAGGCGTTAAAGATGTCCTAAAAGGCTTAGAGTTTATTAATGAAGATATGCGCCAACGCATTAGAAATGCTATTGATCCAATAATGCGTGGCGTATCATCTAAAGCCAAAGGATTCGTAGCAAGCAATACTGATGTGTTATCAGGCTGGGCTAAAGCATCTGGAAATCCAGGAACATTTCCCAAATATGATGCAACTGTAGTCAGAGCTGGTATTGGATACAATCCTGGAGAAAATAAAACATTTAGGAATGGTTTTAAGGTAAGTAATTATGTTTACAATGCCAGCAGACCTGGCGCAATTTATGAGGTAGCAGGTCGCTTAAATCCACAAGGCCGAGCTGTTTTTCAAATGCTTCCATCTAAAGGCGCAAGTGGTACATATTCTAAAAGATCTGCTAGAAGTAAAGCTTTTGAAGAGTTCAAATCTAACAATCCTTTTGCTAGCCAACAGTTTATAGCTGCATTAGAGCCAGTCACATCACAGCCAAAAATTAAAGATATTAGGGGCGCTGGTCGTAAGACTAAAGGCCGTTTAATTTACAAGGCTTGGGCTCAGGATAGTCCTAAAGTTTATGATGCAATTTTAAATGCCATAAATGCTACAGCTATACATTTTAACAAATCTACAGAAGTAAAGAAGGCAGCATAATGGCCAATGTAGTCGTCTCCGCACTCGCTACCTGGAATGGTAAAGCACTTAAAAAGGGCCAAAAGGATTTATCAGCATTTGATAAACAAGCCAATCAATTAGGCAAAACTCTCACAAGAGTATTTGCTACTACCGCTATTGTTGCTTTTGCCAAAAAATCAATTAACGCATTTGCAGCTGATGAACAAGCCGCTAAATCTTTAGCAGTACAACTAGAAAACACCGGCAACGCATTTAGAATAAATGAAGTTGAAGCCTATATTGCAACACTGCAAGATTTATCTGGAGTATTAGACGATCAACTGCGCCCAGCATTTCAAACTTTATTAAATGCAACTGGTTCGGTTAGTTTAAGCCAACAAGCATTACAGACTGCGTTAAACGTCAGCGCAGGTACAGGTAAAGATTTAGCCAGCGTAGTTGCTGCAATAGCCAAAGGCGCAACAGGAACTACTACAGCCCTATCAAGATTAGGCACAGGATTAGATAAATCAACTATTGCTAGCGGCGATATGAATAAGATAATGGCCGAACTTGATAAAAAGTTTGCTGGCCAAGCACAAGCAAGACTAACTACCTATGCAGGTAAAATGGATTTGTTACGTGTTAAAGCGGGAAATGCAACAGAAGTAATTGGCAAAGGGTTAATTGATGCTATTCAATTATTGACTAAAGATAATTCAATAGAACAAGCTGGCGATGCTATGAATAGTTTTGCATTGGCAATAGTAAATACAGCCAAAGGTATGGCTATTTTAATTAGTGAAGTAAAGTCATTAGTAGATAGTGATGTAGGCAAGTTTTTATTAGGATTAGTTGCTTTATTAACTTTAGGTAAAAAACAAATTATAATGGGTGCTCTCGGAGTGGTTGCTTATGATATTGGCAAAAACACTCCCTTAGGCGATCAAGAAAACTCATCACTTGGTAGAAGACGATTGGCTGCTAGGGTATTAGAAGGCAAGATTCAAGCAGAATTAAATAAATATAAAAAGTTTGAACTTGATACATTAAAGCAAAAAACTGAATTAGATAAACTTAAAGATAAGTTTGATGTAGATCGCATAGGGTTGATGGCTGCTCTTAACTCTGCTACCGATGAAGAGACTAAACTACGCATTAAAGCCCAGATAGCAATACTAGACAATAACGAGGCTTTGGCTAAAAAGTATAATGCTGAGTTACTTGCAGCCAAGTCTGCTGGCGATTTAGCAACTGCATTTAATCACGCAAATCTTACATTAAGCTCTTCTGCAGCAGATGTGTCAAAATATCTATCTGATCTACAAAAAGTACAAATTGCTCAAATAGGTGCAGGCTTACCTGCAACTCCTATAAGCCCAGCAAATGTTGCTGTTATTGCTGAACTTCAAAGTAATCGCTTAGAGGGCTTAAAAACAACAATATCAGATTTATTAGAGAAAACACGTACTACCGTTAAATCAGGTTATGACATCCCATCTCCACAAGAGTTTTACGGCAAATATACAAGTGACTATGCAGGCGCAGCTAAAAGTATGGCTTCAACTCCAATCATTAATGTAAACGTAGAAGGATCAGTTTTAGCAATGAGCGAGATGGACAACGCTATCCAAGATGCATTACTTAGAATCTACAAACAAAATGGAGACCTAGCGCCTGCTGGATTTATACCATAATGGCTGTACCAGTAATAAATGCAATTATTAACTTCTCTACTGGTCCATCCTTTGCACAAGCATTTATAATTGGACAAGGCATATTAGGCACTAACGTATTAGCCGATTCTGCAGCTGTAATTGTCGATGTATCTAATCAAGTAAATAATGTGCAGACTAGACGTGGCCGTAATGCCATATCAGATCAATTCTCCACAGGTAATTTAAGCCTTCGCATAGTAGATCAAAATGGTGACTTTAACCCACAGAATCCTTCTAGCCCATACTTTGAATTATTAACCCCTATGAAGAAGGTGCAGATAACTGCAACCTACTCAGGAGTAACCTATCCAATCTTCTCAGGTTTTATTACTTCTTATGTAAACGTTCAACCTAAAGATGCAACAGAGGTTGCCTATACAACCATTACAGCTGTAGACGCTTACCGCCTAGCCCAGAATGCTCAGATCTCTACCGTTACAGGTGCTAGCGCTGGAGATTTATCAGGCACAAGAATTAACCAAATATTAAATACAATTAATTGGCCTAATTCTATGCGTGATGTAGATGCAGGTTTAACTACATTACAGAATGATCCAGGCACTAATAGAACTTCTTTGTCAGCTCTTCAAACCGCTTCGGACAGCGAATATGGGGCAATATATGTAGACGCTTCTGGCTCATTTGTATTTCAAGACCGTGCCGTAACCGTAGGATCTATTGGCGCAACACCTACATTATTTAGTGATAATGGTGCTGGTATTAGATATGCCAATGCTATATGGAAGTTAGACGATACGCTCATATTTAATAAATCTACAATAACTAGATTAGGCGGCACTGCTCAGGTGGCTACTAATCAGCCTTCTATAGATAAATACTTCTTACACTCATATTTCCTAGATAACTTACTTATGCAGACTGATGCGGTAGCCCTAGATTATGCCCTGGCTTACACCGCTTCAAGGGCTGAGACTTCTATCAGATGCGATGCTATCGAGCTTGATCTATACACGGCTGACTACACCGCAGGCACTATTGCCGCTCTAGACCTAGACTTCTTTGATCCAATCACAGTAATTACCACTCAACCAGGTGGATCTACCCTGGACAAGACCCTGCAGATTTTCGGAGTAGCTATGAACATTACCCCGAATAGTTGGAAAACTACCTTTACAACACTAGAACCTGTCATAGATGGGTTTATAATAGGCAACGTAGATTACGGTGTCTTAGGACAAAACGTCTTATCTTATTAAGGAGCAATAATGGCAACAGGATTTCCAGCAGTAACCGGTGATGTACTTACATCCGGTATGTTTAACGGACTTGTAGCATTCACCGCTAACGCACAAACAGGTACAACCTACACAGCTGTATCAACAGATCAATATCAGGTGCTAGTAACTATGTCTAACGCATCTGCTAATGCTTTTAAGATTCCTACTAACGCATCCGTTGCATTCCCAATAGGTACTTGTATTACAGTATTAAATATTGGTGCAGGAACTTGCACAATTAGCGCAGTTACACCTGGTACTACAACAGTATTATCAGCTGGTGGTACTGCAGCATCTCCAGCACTTGCACAATATAAATCAGCAGCTTGTATTAAAACCGGTACAGATGCTTGGTATGTAGTAGGAGCTATTGTCTAATGATCGGTAATATCGTTGCAGGTATTTTAGCGCCTAAAGGTATTGGAGCAGCCAAAGCTACAGGTGGAACTATTGTTTATAGTAATGATTATTATTATCATACATTTACAAGTAATGGAACTTTCACACCATTACAATCACTAACTGCAGATTACTTAATTGTTGCAGGTGGGGGTGGGGGAAGTGGCTGGAACTCACTTGGCGGCGCGGGCGGTGGGGGCGCGGGGGGATATTTATATTATTCAGCACAATCATTTAGCGTAACTGGTTACAATGCAACCATCGGCGCTGGTGGTGGAAGTGCTACAAATG